ACTAATCTTTGTCTTCTACTTTTAAGTCATCTTCATAACTAATTGAGTAGCGATTTCTCATTGATGTAGTCATACTTCCATCTAAGCCTCTAACTGCCAGTGGGATAAGTATCTCTTTCATCACATTGATAAACCCTTGTTGAACCTCTACAGGAACATTCAGTGGAATACGTTGCGTACCTAACTCAAAATGATCATTACCACAAGTAACTGGTACTGTACTAGTAAAGTTGTTCTCACGTTGGTCATTATCAGTGATAACGACTATGTGCGTCTTTCTAGCCTCTTTCTCTGCTTCTACCGCTAGTTCTCCCATAGTTTTAGCTATAGTCTTCTTAGCCTTATCTGCTTGAGACATCTCTTCGTCTTCTACTACTTCCTCAATTATTTCAGGAGTACCTGACTCTAAGCTCTTATAGTGAGCTTCAACCTTTTCAGATAGCTTAGCTTCTCCGATGTTTGGGCTATATTTAACCCCAAGCTCATCCGCTTCTATCTTCAATTCGTCTATTTTTGCCATTTGTATAATTCCTTACGGTTGTTTATTTATTGAGCAAACTCAATTACGATATTCTATCTAAGGTTTACTTAAGGGGAGGTTAATTTGGGGAATAGCTAACCTAGCCGAAGCTAGGCGCAGGGTTATTATTTGCTTACAGCAATGTCTAAACGAAGTAGCTTTTCAGGCTCAAGGATTAAACCAGCATAAAACATGTTGTAAGAGAAGAATCCCTTAGTAGCATATGGGTTAGTTAAATCAACATCGTTAGGTGACTTAGCATTAAACTTGATACGACCCATACCTTTAAGACCGATAGTTGCAAATGCGCCTTCAGTTGGGAACAGGATTGAGTGAACATCAAAGCTTGTACCATTATTAGCAAGCGTACCAGCATAATTAAGTGGGAGTGCAGCACCTTTACCATAGTTAGTTAATGCAGCTTCTGATTCAATGAATCTAACTTCATGCATTGCACCAACTTCACCCTGTGCAGCAGTAGCAGCATCACCATACTTGTGGAATGGAACATATACGAACTCACGCTCATAACCAGTACCACGAGTTAAGTTTTCTAAGTCAGACTTAGTATCAGCATCGATAATTGCATAGTACGCTTTAGCGATAGGGCTAGAACCAATCTTAGTTGAACCAGTTACGATAGAAGTATTCTTCTTAGCTCTATTACGAACTAGTCTACGAACAGCTTTACGAATTAAGTCATAGCTAATTTTATAAGCGCCATCAGTTGTACCATCAACAGCAACACCTGTACCGATTGTAGCCATTGATGTAGCAACACCTGAATACATCTTAGTAGTTGTAGCAAGCATATCTAACTGTACTAAATCTTCAAATCTACTATTAGCTAATTCACCTAGTTCTTCACGGTAACGTACTTGCATAGTGTCTTCAGAGAACAACTCTACTTCATCAGTATATGTAAGCATCTCACCATAACGAGCTAGTGTTGCTTCAACAGTAACTTTTTGTAGTGTACGTTCATTAGTCGCACCAGCACCTTCAACAAGTGAAGCACCTGTTCCATCAGTTGCAGCAAGTAATGCTTGTACAGCAGTTAAATCTCTACCACTAAGGTAACCTTTTGAACTGAATGCAGCATCATTAAGTGAACGATCATACATATGCATGAACTTACTAATCTTATATGTCTTACCTAGTTTCTTAGGCATAGCTTTACGCTTAGACCACTGTGAGTAAATATTTACTCTATTTGCTGCTTTGATACCAGCCTTGTCATAAAAATGTGTTACTGTGTTAGCACCTTGTGAGCTATTTAAGCCCGTGCCGTATACTTGAGTTGCCATTAAATTTTCCTTTTATAGCATTACGACAGCACTGTTACATGCCGTCTTGAAGTTTCTTATACCAGTCATCAAACGCTTCATCAGTGTCATCTAGGTAGTCAGTTACTTTAGGTGTGCTCACTCTCTTACGAGGGATTGTTGCAGCCTTACGCTTAGGTGCAGCTTCTCTAACTTGAGTTCGTTGTTGCTGTTTAGCTTGAACTTGCTCAACTTCTTGCTGTGCTCTTAGCGCCTCTTGTTCTTGTAGTTCCGCAGCACGTGAATTCATGTGGTATTGCTTACCAGCCTCAATGTAGTAATCAATGTCTGATCTACGACCACCATCCAATACTTTCATTTTCGTAGCCATCGGACTAACTTTATCAAATGTACCATTCACCACATCTACATGTAGTTCCTTAATCAACTCAGGGTTCTGAGCAAATACATCTCGACTAGCATTATCCCATTGGTCAGCTACCACATGTTGAGTAATAGGGAATTCTTTGTCAGCAGCAATTTGATCAATTACCTCCTGAACCTTCAATTCGCTCTCTTCACGCCCATAACTAGTTGGCACGTAGTCACTTTCTTTCTCTAAGTCTAAGTCGAGTACGTCAACGTCTGCTCGCTTAACTAGTGAAGTAATAGCTTCCTTGTTACCTTTAAGAGCATCTATCATCAGATTCATATCATCCTCAGTTAGCTTCTCTTCTTCCAAAGCACTTATCATTTTACGATAAGGAGCAATAGCTTGCATTTTCTTAGTATAGTCCATTGACTGTCCGAACACTTTACCGAATTGGCTTAATACCTCATCTTCAGTGAACTCGAATTCTTGTCCATTTGCCCTATACTGGTACTTCTTAGGCTCAGCTTTCTGCTCTTCTACTTCAGGTTCTGCTACTTCGTCTTCCTCATCCTCCGAGTTATCTTCAACTTCTTCAGTCTCAGGCTCTTCCTCTTCATCAGGCGTTTCACTGTCATGACCTTCTTCAGGGTCTGCGGATTCCTCTTCAGGTTGTTCCACTTCCTCCTCAACCACTTCTGGCTCAGGTTCATTTTCCTCTTCGTACTCAGTCTCAGGGGAGTCTATCTCTGCTCTCTCTTCAGCCATAGCAGCACCTAACTCAGCGTCTGACATGTCGAACAATTCTTCTTCAGTATATGCCATCTACTACCCCTCTAACGAAGCTACGTTGTCTTCATCTTCTTCATCCACATACTCTGCTTCATCCTTAATAGCCTGACCCATAGCGTAAATAGTCTGGAAGTGATCTTGTAATACACTGATTGCAATCAAACTCTCCATAACATCAGTTCTGTTACCACCATTCTTAACTTGGTCTGTTGCAAGTATGCTAACACCACTAACTGCTTTATCTTTGAAGTATCCTTCTTCAATTACTTTCTTGAAGTCAACGTTCTTCTCTAATCTAGCTAATGCTTCTGCTTGTTCTGCCCAGTATGTGAGCGACTTACTTGCTGTTTGTTCTTGGTTAATTACGTCCATTGATGTAATTCCTTTATAGGTTAATTACGAATAGTATTTCGTTACTGCTATTATACAGACTATCAGCTTAAGGGAACTTTAAGTTACTGCATTCCTGCAGCACTTAGCCCCTGTGGTTGCGGTTGTCCCTGACCAGCTTGTCCCTGACCTTGTTGTTGTAGCATCTGAATTGCAGCTTTGATCAACTCTACTGGAACTCCAGCTTGCATCAACTCTTCTGGAGTTTTACCTGCCATCAGCGCTTGTGCTACGTCTTCTACAGTAACCCCTTGTGGTTCTTGTTGCTCTTGAGCACCTGTCTCACCTTGCTCCATCATCGGAGTCTCTTGCTGTTCAGCACCCATCGCACTTAGTCCTTGTCCTTGTCCCATCATCTCTTATCCTTGTCTTGTATTTAATATATTAGCTAAGCCGCCATCTGGGGCAGCACCTATACTACCGCCATTCACAGCCGGTAACGAATCCATTTTACGCATATCTAGTACGTCTTGCATATTCACACTATCGCCGTACACACCTCTAGCTCTCTGCATCTCTTCATTAGTTACATTCACACCTTGAGGTACTGTTACACCATCATTACTAGCGTATGCCGCCAAACCACCTAGTTGATCGAATATCCCTCTAGCTGTCTGCTCTTGTATTGCCGGAGCATACTTTCTAATTGCATCTTTTTCTATATGTGGTGCAACCGCAGCTACTGCGCTATCAGCTAACTTTCTAGCTTCTGCCTTTTTACCTATCTCCGTATATCTTGCGTTATCTAGTATGCTCATTGCATTACCCCCAATTGTTTATCTCCAGCATCTCGTTGGTACTGCATCTGTATCAAGTTCATCTTAGCTTTCAATGCTTCCATCTCAGCCTTATGCTGTTGCTCTAACTTCAGCTTCTCTAACTGAAATTGCTCATTCTCTTGGTTATCAGTCTTAACAAAGTTTAAGTCTTCCGTATCTTTTTTACTACCTAGTAATTCAGCTTGTGCTCTAAGCAATTCAGCTTGTGCCTGCTTCTTAGCTAAGTCTCCCTCTTTATTCTCTATACTCTCAGTAAATATCTTCTGTATCTCAGCTTTAGTCTTAGCTATGTCCATCTGCAGTTTCTGTGCTTGCAGTTTCTTCAACTCTTCCTCTTGTGGGTTAGGTTGTGGTTTGTACCCTTTAATTGACTTCTCTAGCTTAGGCATTCTATTCAACCTAGCTATCTCACTCAATATCATCTGAGTCATCTCAAACGGTAGGTTAGGTCCCATTGTTTGTAGTAGAAACCCTAGCTCATTCCTCTTAGCCGTATCATCTTCAGGTGTACTAATCTCAATGTCCACATCTAATCTACCTTGTAAGTCACTCTTACGTATAGCTACATGCTCATTCTCTGTAGTTCTAATTATTTCTTCATCACTAAGGAACTCACTATTGTAATCCATCCACTTTCTAATCAAGGGCTTAATCAGGTTCTCAGCTATGTTTCTAACCTTATCTAACCGTCTTACAGCAGTGGCATCTAGTACACCTCTAGCTGCAGTAGCACTGGAACCTAAGCTGCCTCCACTAATACCTCCACTGAATCCTTTAGTACCAGTCAAGCTGTCTACTTCACCGTTCATCATTTGCAGCATGTTAAACGCACTAGCTGGTATCTGGTTATAGCTACCTTGCCATATATCACTCGGGTTACCATTGAACTCGAAGTTCTTACCATCCAACATACGTTTCTTCTGTACAGGGTCTAACGCACCCTTACGGATACCAACCTGACCATTGTTACTAGCTGCCATATTATTGATAATACCTCTAGTTATAGCTGTAATAACTTTTTGTTGGTCTTCTATGTTATCTATATCGTTCTCACCATATAGCTTAAACGGTACACTATCTGCAGCGCAGCTAAGGAATGGTATCTTCTTATCTGGGTACGGATTATCTTCCAATCTAATTATTGTGGAATCTACCCATACACACACTATTGGCTCAGCTATTCCATCATCATTAATATCATAGTTACCCCAGTACTCATGCACAAGTAGTTTCTTACGTGGAGCGTCTTCGAACTTAAACCATGTGTTATCAGGGTTAATATAGTCAGGGTCTAATTCCTCTGCACTCATCATATTTTGCATTACATTATCTAAGTTCTTATATCTACCATCTTTACGTAGTGTACTTAAATCAGTCTCATATCTATACACAACAAACTGCGCTTTACTGAGGTCATCTTCACACGTAGGGTCAGGGAATATGTCCTCACTCCTACACACTCTAGCAGTAGGTTTATTCACTACCGGCACAGTAACTTTTTGTACTTCAGTCATCACTCTCTGTTGACCATACTCGTCTACTACTACTACCTCTACTTCTTGCTCTACCTCTTCCTCTTCATACTCCCAACCGGTCTGTACAAATACTGTAGCATCTACCTCTAGCACCTTTAGGGTCTTAGTCATAAAGTTGTATCTATCGAACTGTCTACAGAACTGTGTATTAAGCAGTAACTCGTTTTGTCTAGCTGCTTCCACATCATCTGCAGTAACAGGGCTGAACCTAACTAAGTTAGGCGTACTTACAAACGGTTCTTTCAGCGATGGATGTGCCCAAGCTTGTTGTCTCTTAGCCACTTTAGGTACAATTCTGCTTTTACCCTTTTCTTCATTGCCATAGGCTTCACCGTTATACGTACGTCTTCTAGCTCGTATATTGACGTCTATGTCTTTACGTAGTGTATCCGCATTTTTGAAATCTGATTTCACCGCCTTAAGTATCTTGTGTTTATCTATTTTCTTTTTCGATTTAGCTTCCATATACTTCTCCTTCTATCTCTACTTTAGTAAAGCATTCCTGCCTACCATCAAAAACAATATCCGGAGTATACTTAAAGTGCTTATTACTACGGTGTATTCCATGCTCTAAGTTGCTTATAGTTACAGCATCCCCCACAATTACTTTTAAAACAACGAACTGGTACGGCATGCCAGCACTTCTAAATCGTTTGCCTATTGTTCTGAACGTTTTACCTACCTTTATAAAAGATTCCTTTTCATTCCAACACTTTACCACATAAACCTTAAAGCTGTCAAAGTATTTAGATGTTTCTGCTGCTTTACCCCACCCGCTATAGCTGTAAGAGCTACTAGGCATTCTTTTTGCACACTCCTGACAGCCGCTTCCTAGTAGATGTTTATGCACACTTTGTAGAAAATCCCCATGCACAGGACATCCTATAATAACTTTATCAACTACTTTATCAAAAGACACTTTAGAATAGTCGTACAAACCGTCATGCCATTCATTTGCTCGTGCAATAAATTCGTCATTAGTTACTTTATTGTGTCTATCGGGGCCAGAACGACTATTTGATATACTAGTATTAGCGCACTTCCTACACCCTCTGCCACTTAAATGGTCACTAGGAGCTTGTAGAAAATCCCCGTGTTCTGGACATGTAATAACTACTTTCACTTTTGTAGTAGCATAGGTTGTCTTACTATAGCTGTAGTAACTATTATGTTTTTTACTGGCCTTGGCAATAAACTCTTCAGTAGTTAATCTCTTAGGCATACACACCTCTCCAGATACACGCCCTAAGTATTTTATGTTTATCTATTTTCATTTTTGGTTTAGCTTGTGGCTTATCCATCAATAGCATCCTCATATCTGTTTAATTTCCTCATTATACCACAACTCTACTTATTTTCAACTAACTTGATAGGTATTATATTTCTACTTATTTCACCTAAGTCTTTATGGTATGTTATAGCTACTGTTTGTTTATTCGATCGGTATCCAGCTCCAGCAGCCCAACTATCATTCTTAGTGTTGTTACGGAAGCTTTCCACTCTAGCTATAGGGTTGTCAACAACTCGATCCTTGTGAACATGGCCAGTTAGCCAGTATCTATATGTAGTAGTACTTATGTCTTCTTTCCTATCCCATACCATTACTTCAGGTAACCTGATCATTGGTGTAGCATGTCCGTGGTGGAACCCTAACAGCACCTCACCAAATTTGAAGTACTTATGTAACGTAACTCCATCATCTACACTAAACCTAGGCTCATTTCTGTAGTATGCTTTCAACATAGCTACCAAGTAGTGTGCAACTAAGTCACTATGGTTACCAGCTACTGTCACATACCTAACCTCTTCATGCTTACCTAGTAACGCATTTATCATCTTTATCTTCATATCTACTAGCATCTCGAATATTCTAGCATGCCTTGTATCCACATCTAGCTCATGCCCACTCTTAGTCCTATTCGAGTCATTACCGGCATGCAGCGTATCCCCTAAGTCTATTAACAAACCTAGTTTAGCATGCGGTGTAGTATTAATCAGCAGTTCATTTGCTCTTAGTGTGTTGTTGTACACTATCTCAGCATCCACATTAGCCCCTGTCTCAGCTTCCCACGAGTACTGCCCTAGGTGCAAATCAGTATTGACATACGCAACTGCCAAATCTTCAACAGTGTCTACCACGGGTAGCGCTACTGCTTCTGCCTTTCCTTCTACTCTCTTAGCTAACTTATTAGTGTACTCTTCCATCACATCTACGATGCCATCATCAACCTTAGTTTTCACCCACTGTAGTACTTCTCTTTTCTTACCCGTCTCTTCATCTACTTTGTACAGTGTAGTTGTACCCTTAAGGGTCTGCTTATCAGCTACCAATTCATCTACCCTGCTAGCTAAGTATCTCTTATTGCATGTAGCTAAGGTTTGTTGTACTGTACGTTTATTTATATCTAAGTGGTTAGCGGTAGCCTTCATCGTACCTTTATCTTGCAACGTAAGTAGCACCTTTCTTTGTTTGTTGGTTGTGGTCTCAGCATTAAGCAGTGTCTGTATATCGTAATTATGCGTGTTAGCCATGTAAGTCCTTAGTTGTGTAGTAGTGCCTCTTCTATTGAGTACACTTTATTGTTAGCATCGAATATAACTATGTCGTCTTCATTACGTACATCAATATGTACCCAACTAGCTACTTCTAGTCCCTTAATATATGGAAATTCATCTAAGTTATTAAGCACGTAGTCTCTCACTTCTTTAGTTGTATACTCACTGAACACTATATCTAACGCATTAGCATAGCTATGTTGTGAACCGTAGCTGTAGTACTTACTTTCTGGTGTTCGTATACCACTCCACTCCCTACTACCGCCCCAGTAGTAGTTATTGATTGTCATGGAGCCTTCATCGAAGTGTTCTTTTAGTTTATCTATAGTCTCTATTAGTCGCATATCAACGTATCGCCAAGCCTTTTCTCCATACTTATCGTACATTTTCTTCGGCACTAGTTCATGCACTGCGAAGTGTTTACTTACCATTTAACTCTCCTTTGTACACCAGTCTCATTAACTTGTATATCATCTGTCATCTCTGCAAACCTTTTCATTGTGTTTCATATCTATAATACACTCTAGGAGTGATGATATTACCTCAGTATCAGTAACCTTATTAAAATCACAAGAAGCCTTCGGTACAACGCATTTAACGGGTACCTTAACTTCATATGGTACATCAACATACTTAATCTCTGTCTTAGCTACACAGCCTGTGAATAGCACTAGTATAACCAACAACGCTATAATAATTATCCATGGTGATATATTTCTCATGTAATATCCTTATAGTGTGTCAAAATCAATTTGACGTACAGTGTTAATAATACTTTTTACTTCTGGGCACTCATTAGATCTAACTGTACGCACCTTAGTAATAGTTTTATACTTGATTACAGCAGGTTTAGCCTTCCAATCACTTAACTTAATGTCAGCTAACTCTTTATCATGTTTAAGCCTTGTAACCTCTGCATTCTGTGTTTTAACAGCATTCCTGAGTAAGTCACTCTGTCTTTGTTCATTAGAGTACTTAACTTGCCATTGACCTACTTTAATTTCAAGCTTATCTATTTGGGTCTTTAATGAACCAATATAAGTATATAGACCTACTAATAAAGCTATAGCAATTCCACCAATAATCAAGTTCTTATATATGTTTAGTTGTGTAAACATTATTCACTCCCCTGGTTTAGTAGCTAGATTGCCTATACCAAGCAGACTTAATGCACCAATTGATGTACCTATGACGCTGTTAATGCCTTTTAAGTCTTTGTCCATCCATGCACTTACAAATGCCATTAATGTAACTAATACAATAAACCAGAAGCTGTACCATAGTAACTTCTGTCTACTTTTCTCTTTTTCAGTCATTAAATACTCCTCTTAAAGTTATTCTCAATATAATAAATTATTTTCATTTTGTTTTATCCATCAATTTTGATATATCTTTAACGTCTCTTTTTATCATAGTAGTCAGTGTTGCATTAGTCTTATCTATTTTATTAAATGTCTGAACTGTATATGTCCCAAACATTACTGAGTATGAAATTCCTATTCCGACTACCCACATTAAAACAACTCGTGGAATCACTTTCTTATCAATTGATTCTATATTCATTCTATGTTCTTCTACATTTCCTAGTAATCGCGTAGTATCTTTAGTTATTGACTCTACATCTTTAGTAAGTAGTCTAACACTATTACAACCTTTATCACTTTTTTGTATTGAGTCTATCTCATCAATACGACAATGAACTCTCTTAAAGGATTCATTTAAATTTCTATCCATTTCTTCAAGCTTATTTCCAAATACAACCTGCTTAGCTAAAAACCTACTAATTTCCTCAAGTCTTTTATTAGTTTCTGTCTGTGAAGTAACTAAATGCTCAACGCTTGCTACTAATGATGTAATTACTCCATCATGCTTGGCTACTAAATCTCTCATTATATCATCTGTCATTACTCCCCTCCTCCTATTGTTTTTTTATAATTAAAGTATTTCTTTCCGAAAAATCTAACTGCTTTATAATAAGTATAAGCCCATACTTTGAAGTAATACCTATCAAAGCCTTTACTTCTCTCAGTATCAGCTAACATCAGTTCGTAGAACTTATCATCAGCTTTTTTTCTATCCACTTCTGTTCCACCAATTGTATATAACTCATCATGTTTACAACAACTAGCATGGAATAAAAATTCAGGTGGGTTTATAAAACTACCTTTACCACCACACCCATTAGTTACTTTATTTCTAATGTTACTCATTCATTATCCTTTACCATACTATTTTATCTAGGTCTGCTTGAGTTGTAGCTAGATTAACTTGACCTTTTAAGCTTTGAAACTTAATAAAGTTAATTTGACTTCTAGCGAGGATTGCACCACTTAAACCTTGTAAGTCTGTATAAGTCATAGCTACTTGATTGTTTGCTGTATCTAACCAAAAGAAACCAGTTGGTACACTTCCTGCACTTAGAACAGACACTATCAAGTTTTGACTATCTTTGTCAGCTTGAAATGGGGTAGACATATAAGCTATATCTAATTGATTAGCTGAATTGTAAGCTGTGTGTAGTTCTGATAGTTTAAAAGTCTTTGTGCTCACAATTAGTTCCTTAGCTACCTCTGCATCTAGTAAGCTTAGTTCAGCATTAGTAAGTTCCCTAAAGCTATCTAAAGTACTATCATACACTTTTAGTATGTTATCACTCAACTCTATATCAGTACCGAAAAGTCTGTTAGCTAATTCCATTCTCATTAAAGCATCTCCTCTATTATAAGTTCACTCGTTCCAGTCTCGTAATTAACTGCACCTGTATTATTAAACGTCCTATTAGTATATG